TCATGTGATGTACTATCATTTGTAAGATCTAATTTAATATTAATTTTATTAATATCAAATAAATCACTTATTCTCTCTTCTGTACTATTAACTTTTTTCTTAGCATTAATTAGTTTTCGTGATGTAGTATAAAGTTTTTTACCAGATTTATCAATGATTGAACGTGTACTCATATATACTTCTATATATTATTTATAAATAAAATAAAAAAATATCAAAATTATAGTAATATGGAAAAAGAAAAAAATATAAATGTGTTTATTGATAAAATACAAGAATTAAATAGAATTATTAATGAAAATGGAAATTATATAAATAAAATCGCACAAGACTCCGATAATAATGATCTTCATAATGAAAATATTTTATTATTTAAAAAAATGATAGACGAATACAATAATAACTTTGAATATTTTAAGACAAATATAGAAGAAAATAATTATTTATTTAAATGTTTTTATGATATATTTATTAAATATTTAGTGAATATAGCAGGTTTTATACATTACGTACAAACATATAGTGATTATCTTAAAGAAAAATTTGATTTAGAAATATATAATGATAAAATAATTGAAAACGACACATATTATAGTTATAATTTACGCGAATTCTTAGAAATAGTGCAATTAAGTTTAAATTATCCTTATTCAATTCAATTATTAGATTTATATACAATAATTCATAAAAAAAATATTGAATTTGAAGATAATGATTATACCCCTCAATTTAGTTATACTGAACTAAAAGAAAATTCTGGTGAATTAATTAATTATTTAAAAAAATTACTTTATACAACAATTTATAATTTATTAGTATTATATGAAACTCAAATTAAACCAGTGCAAAATTATTATATAACAATACCTCAATACACAAATATTTGTTGGTATGTATCTATTTTAACTGGAATGTGTTATAGCGATGCTAATAAAAAACTGATAACAAGCAAAATAGATATTCATAATACAGAAGAAGAAGATTATGAATTTACAGCATTAATCAAAACACTAATTAAAAATATAACAAATATTTATCGTAAATATGATACTAAAAAAATAGATAGTAAAACTAATTGTGAAATATATGAATATTTAAAAACACAACCTAAATTTGCATTGGATAATTTATTATATGATATGTGTATATTTTTTGTAGATGACTATATTCGTTATATTTTTAGAACAACTAGTTCTAGAAATAGAACTTCTTTATCTAAATCAGTAAAATCATATAAATCATTACGAAGCAATATTAAAATTAAATTAGATAGAAGAACAAAAATATTAGAGATTCATGAATCTGAATATGAAAAATTTATTTTATTTTTAACAAAGAAATATAAATTATCAAAATATGCTTTTTTTATTAATATATTTATTGCAAATATTATTGAAAAGAATGATAAATATATATTAGATATATTTAATTTGCAACATTATGAATTAAATATAACTGATATAAATATATTAGAATATTTATATGAATTATTAGGAATAAAAAGTAAATTTATTTATGTAAATAAAAATGATATTAAAACAGAAGAATTATTGTTTTATGAATATAATAATAAATATTTAATAAATTCAACTGAGACACAAACAGATATACCAGATGTCATTATATTAGAATATAATAGTAATATTATATTAGAATTAGATTTTTCAACTTATATAGATCCTCTTAAATATAAAATTAAAATAATCGATAATAATTTAGGTATTATTGAATATAAAGGTGTTAATTATAAACTAGATTATATTTTACATGGCAATGATATTCAAAAAACATGTGAGTATAAATGCGATTGCAGACATCTTATTAGTGCAATAACTTATAATAATAAAGATTACATTTATGATTCCTCTAAAATAAGTCAAAAAATTGTGTGTGGTGATAAATCATATGATTTACCATGTACTTTTATGAGACAAGATTGGAATAAAGACATTAATAAAGATCTCACATATTGTATTAAAAATTGTAAATATAATTTAGAATGTAATATTGATAATATACCAAAAAATGAATTATGTTATACTTTTAATACAGATATAACATACGTTTATGTAAAAATGGAAGGTTAATTATAAAGCCAAAAAATGACTTTTAATACTCCTTTTCACCAATTTAATTATTTGGTGTTTCCCAAATTGTTGTCAACTTTTTAAGTTGTCTACATTTTCGACGTATTTTCAACTTGTGATATATAGATAGATATTGCTTAAAAGTTTCTTTACACTCAAAAATTGCAAACTTGATTTTTGGAGGAATGTCATCAGCATAATGCATTGTTCGCTATACTTTGCGATAAATATTTATAATTATAAAAAATCCTTTTTTTTATTTAAATAAAAAAAATAATACATTTTTATTTGATATTAATATTAGTCGACAACATACTCCAATCAATTTTATCAAGATTATTTTCAAGTAATTCAATACCATTTGAATTACCAGAAAATATATACCAATTAATTAATTCTTGATTTTGTCGGAGTATTTCAATTGCATTTGGATTAGCAGAAAGCATAAACCAATTAATTTTATCAATATTATTTTCAAGCATTTTTATAGCCAATGGATTTGAATTTGATGATAGAGAATACCAACTAATTTTATTTGGATTTTCAATAAGAAGTTCCATTGCATTTGGATTAGCAGATAATATAGCCCATGTAATTTTATCTGGATATTTTTTTAGTAATTTAATAGCATTTGGGTTTTGAGATAAGAAATTCCATTTAATTTTATCAATATTATCTTGAAGAATTTCAATTGCACTTGGATTAGCAGATAATAAATACCAATTGATTTTATCAGGATTATTTTTAAGAATTTTGATAATTTCAATATTAGTATTTGATGAAAGCATATTCCAATTAACTTTATTTAAATTATTTTTAATAAGATATTCAGCATTTGGATTAGCTGATAATAAAAACCAGTTAATTTTATTTTTATTAGCTTCTAAAATATTAATAGCGTTTGGATTAGATGATAATGAATTCCAATCAATAAAATCAAAATTTTCCATAAGATAATCAATCATATTTGGATTAGATGATAGATTCTTGTAGTTGAGTTTACTTTTATCAATCCAATTTCTCATTTATAATAGTTGTTATTAATAATAAATATCATTTTTTTGTTGACTTTATTATATTTAATTATTGTTTTTTTTGAATATCATTTCAACAATAATATCAATTTTTGTTTTTTCGGTTTCGTTTTCTATTTGTTGATTATTATTTTCTTCTAAATTAGCTTCAATATCATTTTTATCTTCTTTTTTATTAAAGAATGATATAAATCTATTTAGCATTAATATATCTATATTTTTATTTTTATATAAAAGACCAAAAAATTACATTTAATTTTGTTGAATTGCTAACAATATCGTAATAATGATAAATAATGAAATAATAATATTATATCCTGATTGTTTATAATTTTTTGCCAAACAATCATCATAATTTTTGCGAAAAGTTGAACTATCTACAATTGATAAACAACGAACATTATTACATTCAACAATAGTTGTAGCCAATGTTGATGCACGATAATTGCATTCAGTTGAAATAAAATAAGGTTTTTTTGATAATCTTGCATCAACAAACTGAGTGCAAGATGCAATTAATACAAAGATGACAGAAATATGTAGGTAATTCATTATGATTTTAAATAAATAAAAACAAAATCATTTTTTTATAAAAAATTAATCAAAATAACATTCATAAATGATATCCTCGCCATATTCCGCCATTAATCTTAACATTCTTTTTGGATGTAATGCTTTTTGAATAATTTCTTCTCCTAATTCTTGAAAATTGTTTTTAATTTCATCATAATCATAATAGAAAATAGCTGGATTTTTAGCTAATAAATCCCATTTAATTTTATGTTGATTATTTTCAAGTAATTCCATATCATCACAATCTTCACTATTAAAATATACTTCATTATTTTGAATATTACCAAATAAATTTCTTAAAGTTATTATATATTCCATATATCTTTCTTCATCATATTCTTTTCTTTCAGGAAAAATTTGATAATAACTTGGATTATTAGATATAAATTTTCTATCTATTTTATTTTTATTATTTTTTAATAGTTCAATTGCATTTGAATTTAAAGACAAATAAGTCCAATCAATTTTCTCAGGATTTTCAGTTAACAATTGAATAGCATTTTCATTTTGAGATAAATACATCCAATTAATTTTATCAAAATTTTGAGTTAATAATTCAATCGCATTTGGATTTAAAGACAATTCAGTCCAATCAATTTTCTCAGGATTTTCTTTGAGTAATTCAATAGCATTTGGATTTAAAGATAAATAAGACCAATCAATTTTCTCAGGATTTTCTTTGAGTAATTCAATAGCATTTGGATTTAAAGATAAATAAGTCCAATCAATTTTCTTAGGATTTTCTTCAAGTAATTCAATTGCATTAGGATTTGCTGATAATTCTATCCAGTTTAATTTATTGGGATTAATCCATTTTTTTAATTTTAAAATTGGTTTTTTCATTAATATTTTTAATTTATACGTATAATCATTTTTTATAATAATATTAATAGATATAAGATTATGTCAATGACTACGAAACGAAGATCAATAAAATTTAAACCAATTACTTTAATACCGTATCCAAATGTAGAAGATGATATTGTGTTAAATTTTATAATGACTTGGGCTGGTGATGATGATAAATATGATACATATATAAATTTAAAAGAAACATATGGATTAGAAGATGATAGTCTTTATAAAGAAATAAGATTAAATTACAGATTTATAAATGAATTATTATTAAATTACAATTATAATATTAGATGTATTCAATATATAACAAGAATATGTATGCAGGATGATGAAACTTCAAAATCATATATACAAGGATTAATTAGATATGCAATACAAAAAGATGAAAATAAAATTTTTTTCAAGAAAATATTCAAAAAATATTTGAAATTAATAAACACATTATATAATGAATATTCTAGAAATTTTAAAACATTAGAAACTTATTATCGTGAAAATAGTCATATAGATAAACCAAACAATTTTGTTGTTTATCGAGGTTTTAATTATACAGCATATAAATTATTAGTTGATAAAACACTAGAATTAAATATAGGCGACACATTTAATACAGGATGTTTCTTATCTTCTTCTGTAAGTTCTGGAACAGCATTGCGATTTATAAATAAAAATGATGAAAATCCTAAAATAATGTGGGTAATTGTTGTACCAACTCATAAATTCAGTAATTTTTATTACGCATATATAACAAGATCAAAACAAGTTGAAATTATTAGAGATATCAGAACTAAAACGAATAAAGAATATGAAGTATTATTGAATATGAATATGAAACTAATATTAAAAAATATTATTCCTGATAATTATGATAGTGATTATAATATAACTTATACAAAATATGTATGGGAATTTGTGGATTACGAATTATTAGAACTAGATTATTTTATTGGTGTTAATACATTTTTAAATCAAGTATATGATTTAATAGATATTAAACAAAAATCATATACCCAAAGACCATTAACATTAGGTCAAATTAAGAAAATACAAACGATACAAAGTTTTCATAAAAAAATAAATGAATATAAAAGACCATTAAAATTAAAAAGTATCATAACAAAAGATAAATAATTTTAATATAACTCTTCATATTTAAATTTCAAAAAAAAATATTTACATTTATTTAAATAATGACAAAAACAATATTTTGTGATATAGATGGAACTATTTTTAAACATAAAGGAGATATTTATAAAAATATATTAGAAGAATCTGATATTTTAGATGGTGTAATCGATAAATTTAGAGAATGGGATAAAAATAATTATAAAATAATATTAACAACCGGTAGAAAAGAATCCAGCAGAGAACAAACAATAGAGCAATTAAAAAAATTTGGTATTAACTACGATCAATTAATTATGGGTCTTTCTAATGGAGATAGAATTCTAATAAATGATAAAAAAGAAAAAGGTATTGAATATACAGCATATGCTTATAATTTAGTTAGAAATGAAGGTATGAAAAATATAAATTTTAATCCTACTATAAATGATAAAAAAATTGAAAAACCATGGGGATATGAAGAATTGGTAGAACATAATAAAAATTATGTTGTAAAAAAAATATTTATGAAAGAAAAACATTCATGTAGCACTCAATATCATGAATTAAAAACAGAAACAATTGTAATATTAAAAGGTATTTTAAGAATATTTATTGGAAATAATATAGATTCACTTGAATATAAAGATTATAATGAAGGAGATAGTATAACAATTAAACCATATACAATTCATAAAATGTTAGGTATAACAGATTGTTTATATTTAGAAACATCTACAAATGAATTATGGGATGTTATAAGATTACAAGATAATTATGGAAGAACAACAATTAGTCAAAATTTTTAGATATAAATAAATTAAATTTACTAAAATAAAATAAAAATTTTGAAATATTATATTCATGCAATGGAGACATATTGAGCCAAATAATTGAAGTTAACATTTTTATTTTTTTTAAATTTAAATTTTTTTCTATAACAAATTTATCAAAATCATCTAATTGTTTAATAAGTAAATAATTACATTTTAAATCAACTTTTATTTCATTATTATTAATTTCAATTATTTCAAATAAACCATTATTTATATTAGCAAAATTAAAAATAATATTATGTCTTAATTTTGCTAAATCATAATATATATCTCCTTTTTTTATATTTCCACCAAAATCTTGACGCCAGTCAAGTAATTTATAAGAATTATTATAATATAAAATATTATCTAAAATAAAATCACCATGAAATTGGCAAAATTCATTTGTATTCAAGAAGTTCCAATCAAAATTAGATAAAAGTTCGTCAATAGTTCCAATATGAATACCATTAATTATTTCACAATCATAAAAATTTAATTTTTTTATTTCATTTAATCTATCATAAGTTTTTAATTTATAAAAACGATTACAAGTTTCAATATAATTATCATTTATTTCTTTATTAATCCATAAATTTTCATAAGACCAATTAAGAAGTTTATAAATTTCTCCATATTTTTTTATTTTAGATAAAATTATTCCATCAATATATTCCATTGAAAAAAAATACACACCTTTATTTAAAATTTTTGGAACATTTGGATATAATGTTAAACCTCTTTCTATTTTATTAGAATTATATTCGTTGTTATTAATAAATTTTATAACTTTATTTTTAATAAAACATATAGCTTCTGTATCTTTATGTAAAATATCATAATCGCATTTTATTTTTTGTAAAGCAATATTATAAGAATTTATATTACCTATATCATACCATTCATTTAATATTTTATATAAAACATTATTATTGCCAATTAAAGTAGTAATAATATCTATATCACTTAAATTTTTATTAAATTTGTTATTTTGATATATAATATTCATTTCTTTCCAATATTTTTTAAAATTGTATATATATGAAATTCCTGTATAAATATAATCAAAATTTTTTTCACCCTTTGGATTAATCATAATTACTTCATTTTCATGAATATTTACAGATGAATATAAAGAACTATCATTTGATTTTGAAACAAATAAATAATTTTTATTATTAAAATCAGAAAAAGATATATTATCTATCGTTATGCTATCACAGCAAAAAAATAAAAATGGTGAATTTAAATATTTTTCTGCTTGTAAAAGTGAATATACTAAACTAGAACCTTCATTTTCGTAATTATCAATATTTATAAATGTAAAATTATAATTTTCATAAGCTATTTCTAAAAATTCTTTAACAAGATGCCCTTTAAATCCAAGAGTAATAATAAAATTAGTTGTTTTATAATCAAATTTATCAATAATATTACAAATAGCAAATTTATTACCAACACGAATTAATGATTTATTAATATATTTAGTAAGATTATCTAAACGACTTCCAATACCGCTTGTAGTTATTAAAACTTTATTTCTAAAAATATTATGTAAATCATTTAATTTTGCAATAATAGCATCAGATATAATATCGTCAATATTTATTTCTAATTTTTCTTTTAATTTAAGAAAAGATGGATATGAAAATGTATAATGTCCACAAATAAGAACCAATTTTTCTTTATTTTTATCTGGAATAAATGAACTAGAAACCCATTTTTTCCATTTATTAGAATTTAAACATATATTATAAAATTCTTCAAATAATCCATATTCTTTAAAATATTTTAAATAAACTGCTGTCTCAATTTCTCCAAATTCAGGTGCAATATTTATACATTCTAATCCACAATTAGCTTTCTTTAAAATTGTTTTATTGTCAATCCAATCACCATTATGTTCTTTTGAAATTAAATTATATTTTTTAGAAATATTAATCATTTGTATTAATTTTTTTTCATCAAAAATACCAGTATTAGATTTTTCATTTAATGCAGTGCCTGCTTGAACTACTAAATATTTTATTTGATTAAAAACATTTTCTGATAATCTATTTTTTAATTCAAAAACAAATTGGTCTAATTCTTCAACTTCAAATTTTCTAATAGCTTCTTCTGTTGCAATTTCAAATTCAATATTATTATTTAATAAATAACAAAAATTAATCATTTTAATAGTTTCTTCTAAACCTTCCTTAAAATCTTGATATTTTTTAAAAGGATCTATATGAATAATATCCATGTATTTACAATCAACTTCTAATGATTTATATCCATCATCTTCATAAGTTCCCTGTGAATTACCAGAGTGGTATCTTTCTATTTTAATATTTTTATTTTTATTTTTAACATAATTAAAAAAATCACACGTATTCCAATTATTTACATATCCACCATCATAATCAATTTGTCTTCTAGATGGAATAAATGTTATATCTATATCTTTTGTATTAATATATTTTATAACATTATCAACAACATTTTTACTCATAACTCCAATAAAATATTTCATATTAAAAATAATATATATAGTATTTTTAAATCTATTTAAATGAAAAATATATTAACAAATATATATGGTATATTATTTAAGGATTAATTATATAATAAACAGTAATGAATATAACAACAACTCCTATTTTTATATTTATTTCAACTAAATTATATTTATTATCTATATATTTTCTCACTAATTATATGAAAAATAAAAACCCATATGTATTAAAAACACCTTTAATTATTTATAATATATTTCAAGTTTTATTAAATATTTATATGATTCAAGGATTGATTAGTATTCCACAAATATCATTTAATACTATTAATATTTTTGGATTAAATACACCATTTAACGATAATTTAAGATATTTTACATACGTCCATTATTTGTCAAAATATTTAGATTATTGTGATACATGGTTTATTATTTTAAGAAAAAAAGATAAACAATTGACATTTTTACACATTTACCATCATTATTCAATTGGAATTATATGGGGTATGTTATTGCATAATGGCGTTGGAAATGGCACAGGTTCATTTGGGTGTTTATTGAATAGTATTATTCATTTTTTGATGTATACACATTATTTATGGACTTCATTTGGTTATAATAATCCATTTAAAAAACTAATTACGCAATTACAAATCACACAATTTGATATATTATTTCTTCATTCAATAGTTGTACTATTTTATGAAAATATTTATCCTAGACATTATGCGTGGATACAATTAGGATATCAATTACAAATGATTATGTTATTTACAAACTTTTATAAAAAAAATTATCAGTCATCAAAATAGCATTTATAAACTTCATCTTCTCCATATTCTTCCATCAATTTTAGCATTCTTTTAGGATGAAGAGATTTGATAAAAATTTCTTCTCCAAGTTCCTTGAAGTTTTCTTTAATAACATCATAATCATATGTAAATATTGCTGAATTTTCAAATATTGATTTCATATTAATCTTGTCAAGATTATTTTTGATAAGATCAATTGCATTTGGATTTAAAGATAGAAAATTCCAATTAATTTTATCTTGATTAGCTTCAAGAAGTTCAATAGCATTTGGATTTAAAGATAGAAATTTCCAATCAATTTTATTTTTATTAGCTTTTAGTATTTTAATAGCATTTTTATTCTGTGATAGATTTTGCCAATTAATTTTATCAAGATTTTGTTCGATAATATCAATTGCATTTTCATTATATGAAAGATAATACCATACAATTTTATTTTGATTTTCTCTGAGAATAGAAATAGCAGCTGGATTTTGAGAAAAACAACACCAATCAATTTTATCTAAATTATCTTTCCAAATTTCAGAAGCTTTTTTATTAGTATTTATTGAAAATACATCCCATTCAATCTTTTTAGCATTTTCTTTAAGAAGTTCAATTGCATTAGGATTACGAGAAAGATAATGCCAATTAATTTTTTCAGGATTAGCTTTAAGGAGTTCAATTGCATTCGGATTTAATGATAATAACCCCCCAATTAATCTTATTAGGATTAGCTTTAAGAATATGAATTGCATTTGGATTAATTGACAAATAATCCCAATTAATATTTTTAGGATTAGATTCGAGAAATGAAATAGCATTTGGTTTTTGTGAAAGTATACACCAAACTGATGATTTATTTTTTAATAAATAATTTCTATCAATCCAATCTCTTAATTTAGTTTGTTGATAAACCATAATTAAAATAATAAAACAAAAATATCATTTTTTATTCTTCATCAAAATAGCATTTATAAACTTCATCTTCGCCATATTCTTACATTAATCTCAACATTCTTTTAGGATGAAGAGCTTTTATGATAATTTCTTCACCTAGTTTTTTGAAGTTTTCTTTAATAAGATCATAATCATATGTAAAAATTGCTTTATTTTTTAATAATAATTGCCAAAGTATTTTATCTTGATTTTTTTGAATAAAATCAATTGCATTTTCATTAAACATTAATACTTCCCAAATAATTTTATCTTTATTTTCTTCAAAAATTGAAATAGCGTTAGGATTTATTGATAAATAATGCCAATTAATTTTTTTAATGTTTGTTTTAAGAAGATGAATTGCATTTGGATTTATTGATAAATTACTCCAATAAATTTTATTTTGATTAGCTTGAAGTAAATGAATAGCATTTTTATTCGAAGATAAATTAATCCACTCAATTTTCTCAGGATTAGCTTGAAGTAAATGAATAGCATTTTCATTACATGATAAACGTTTCCAATCAATTTTATCTTGATTAGCTTCAAGTAAATGAATAGCATTATGATTTGTTGATAAATAACTCCAATCAATTTTATCAGGGTTATTTTCAAGCAATTTAATAGCATTTGGATTAGATGATAAATAACTCCAATCAATTTTATCAGGATTTTTTTCAAGAATTTCAATATAATCAGGATTTAATGATAATATCACCCAGTCGTATTTATCAAAATTATCAATATTAGGTTTAATATTTTTTGGATTTAATGATAAAATTTTTATATATATATCAACATATTTTGATGTAAATATACTTTTTTTAATCCAATCTCTTAGTTTAGTTTGTTGGTAAACCATCATTTTTATAATAAAACAAAAATATCATTTTTTATTCTTCATCAAAATAGCATTTATAAACTTCATCTTCTCCATATTCTTCCATCAATCTTAACATCCTTTTAGGATGAATAGCCTTTTGAATAATTTCTTCACCAAGTTCTTTAAAATTTTTTTTAATAAGATCATAATCATAAGTAAATATTGATGGATTTTTTAATAATGATTCCCAATTTATTTTATCAGAATCAGAATTAGATTCAAGAAGTTCAATAGCATTTTGATTTGTTGAAAGCATATTCCAATGAATTTTTTCTGGATTAGCTTTAAGAAGTTCAATCGCATTTGGATTTGTTGAAAGTAAATTCCAATTAATTTTTTCAGGATTTTCTTTAAGAAGTTCAATTGCGTTCTCATTTGTTGATAAAAAATTCCAATTAATTTTTTCTGGATTTGATTTAAGAAGTTTAATGGCATTTGAATTAGTTGACAAATAATTCCAATCAATTTTATCAGGATTAGCTTCAAGTATTTTAATAGCATTTTTATTTACTGATAAAAATTGCCAATAAATTTTATCAGGATTAGCTTCAAGTAGTTTAATAGCATTTATATTTACTGATAAAAACATCCAATAAATTTTATCAGGATTAGATTCAAGCAAATGAATGGCATTAATATTGAATGATAAATAATCCCAGAAAATTTTATCAGGATTAGCTTCAAGCAAATGAATCGCATTAGGATTTTTTGATAAAATATTCCAATTAATTTGATCTTGATTATTATTTTCAATAAATTCAATAGCATTTGGATTAGATGATAATAAATAATTTACATATATATCATATATATCATAATTTGATAAAAATTTACAATTATTTTTAATCCAATCACGAAGTTTAGTTTGTTTATAAACCATTTATTTATTTAATAAATAAATAAAATCAATTTTTATTCTTCATTAAAATAACATTTATATATTTCATCTTCACCATATTCTTCCATTAGTTTCAACATCCTTTTAGGATGTAGCGCTTTAATAAAAATTTCTTCTCCTAAATCTTTAAAATTTTCTTTAATAAGATCATAATCATATGTGAAAATATTATAATTATATAAAAATAAATAATCCCAATTGATTTTATCTTGATTAGCTTCGAGAAATTCAACAGCATTTGGATTACAAGATAAATTATTCCAATCAATTTTCTCAGGATTAGCTTTAAGAAGATGAATAGCATTAGGATTATATGACAAATAATTCCAATTAATTTTATCTAAATTTTGTTCTAATAATTTAATCCCATTTAAATTAAATGATAAATTATTCCAATTAATTTTATCTATATTTTGTTCTAATAATTTTATTGCATTTTCATTATGTGATAATTCATTCCAATTAATTTTATCTTTATTAGATTTAAGAAGTTCATATGCATTTGGATTTTTAGATAAATAATTCCAATCTATTTTATCTTTATTATCTTGAAGAAGTTTAATGGCATTTGGATTAGCTGATAAATATTTCCAATAAATTTTATCGGGATTTTTTTCTAGAAAATCAATAGCATCAGGATCTAATGACAAATACATCCAATAATTTTTATCAGGATTATCATTATTAATAGGTATAACTTTTTTTTGATTAAATGTTAAAAATCTTTCATATATATCAGTATATTTTGATAAAATTTTACAATTATTTTTAATCCAATCACGAAGTTTAGTTTGTTTATAAACCATTTATTTATTTATTTATTTAATAAATAAATAAAATCAATTTTTATTCTTCATTAAAATAACATTTATAAACTTCATCTTCACCATATTCTTTCATCAATTTCAACATCCTTCTAGGATGTAGAGCTTTAATAAATATTTCTTCATTTAATTCTTTATTTTTTTCTTTAATTAGATCATAATCATAAGTAAATATAGATGGATTAGATGATAAATTATACCATGTAATTTCATCTTGATTGGATTCAAGTAATTCAATAGCATTTGGATTTAAACATAAATAAAACCAATTTATTTTATCAGGATTAGCTTGAAGAAATTTAATAGCATTTGGATTCATAGACAAAGTATGCCATAAATTAATATTTATTATATTTTCAATAATAATATCCATAGCATTCGGATTATATAATAATATATTCCATATAATTTTATCTTTATTTTTTTTAATTAATTTATTCATATTTGGATTTAAACATAAATTAACCCAATTTATTTTTTCAGGATTTTCTTCAAGTAATTCAAATGCATTAGGATTTTTTGATAAATTACTCCAATCAATTTTCTCAGGATTAGCTTTAAGAAGATGAATCGCTTTTGAATTATATGATAAATAATTCCAATTAATTTTATCTAAATTAGCTTCAATTAATTCAATCGCATTTGGGTTATATGAAAGATAATGCCAATTAATTTTATCTAAATTAGACTTAATAAGATGAATAGCATTAGGATTTCTTGATAATAACCACCAATTAATTTTATGAGGATTAGCTTCGAGTAATTCAATAGCATTAGGATTCAAAGATAATCCATCCCAATCAATATTTTGAATATTTTCTTTTAATAATTCAATAGCATTTGGGTTTCTTGATATTGACCCCCAATTTAATTTTGAAAGTAAAATCCATTTTCTTAATTTTGTCTGTTTATAAACCATTTATTAATAATAAAAAATAATAACGATCATTTTTTAAACCAATATTTAAAAAAAATGATTATAAGATTAAAAATAAAATATAGAAAATGATTGGATCAGAAGAACATCAAAATACTGTTAAAGTTCTTGAAGCTATCTCTGATAAAATTGATTGGGATGCTTTTTCTAAAACTCCCAGTCGCATTTTACCTCCTCAAAAAATACCTGATAAAGTTTACTGGACTCCACTAGCAATCAATAGTTATACCAGAATGCCTTCTAGTTCCAATGGAGGATAAATTAAAAAATAAAAAATATAAGTAGAAAAAATAAAAAATGATTTTTTTTACTTATAATAATATACAGTAATGTTTGATACTGACGAAGAAATCCATCAGAAATTCGAAAGAATCAATGTGCTTCTGGAACATGTTAATTGGGATAAAATACAGAAAGAACATCCGAATACAGAACTTATCTTATCAAATACTATATTTAATTGTCGATATGAAAAAAATGTTATTTTCTGGCAATAATAATTGAGCTGAAATTTATATAGAATAAATTTTTTATTCTTCATCGAAATACCATTTATATATTTCATCTTCGCCATATTCTTGCATTAATCTCAGCATTCTTTTAGGATGAATCGCCTTCATAATAATTTCTTCATTTAATTTTTTATTTTTGTCTTTTATTAAATCATAATCATATGTAAAAATAGATGTATTATATGAAAATAAATAATCCCAATAAATTTTATCAATATTAGCTTCTAATAAATGAATAGCATTTGGATTCATTGATAAAGAATCCCATACAATTTTATCTTGATTTTCTTCTAGAATCTGAATCGCATTTGGATTTCTAGATAAAGCATCCCAACTAATTTTATCAATATTAGCTTTTAATAATTCAATAGCATTTATATTAGAAGATAATAATTTCCAATTAATTTTATGAGGATTTGACTTTAATAATTCAATAGCATTTGGATTTAAAGATAGAAAATCCCAATCAATATTATTTATGTTATTATAAATAATAGACATTGCATTAGGATTTGAAGATAATAGATACCATCTAATTTTATGAAGATTATTATTTAATATTTCAATTGCATTTGGATTTTCTGATAAATTATACCAATTAATTTTATCAAGATTTGATTTAAGAAGCTCAATTGCATTTGTATTTAATGATAATTGTTGCCAATCAATTTTGTCAGGATTTGCTATTAATAAATCAATAGCATTTTTATTTAATGACAATCTATCCCAAAAAATTTTGTCAGGATTAGCTTTTAATAATTCAACAGCATTCGGATTTGTAGATAAATAAGACCAGAATATTTTATCTTGATTTTTCATAAGAAAATCAATTGCATTTGGATTTAAACATAATAAAGACCATTCAATTTTATCATATCGAATCCATTTTTTAAATGTTAGATAAACCATAAATAAAAAAAATAAACATTTTATTCATTTTTTATATATAATGATTGATATCAGAAATATGTATCATATACAACATCTCTCCCATATTTCTTCATCAAATCATTAATACGAATCGGATTTAAAGCCATCGCAACTATTTCATTCATTAAATCCTGTCTTTTTTCTTTAATTTCTTTATAATTATATTGAAATATTGCTGGATTTAATGATAATTCGTCCCAGTGAATTCTTTTAGGATTTTCTTTGAGAAGTTCAATTGCATATGGGTTTAATGACAATTCACACCAATCAAGATAATTATAACGTTTCTTTTCAAGATTGTTCCTAATTAAATCAATTGCTTCTTTATTTTGAATACTACAAACCGCGCTCCATTTAATTTTCTCAAGATTTTCTTTGAGAAGTTCAATTGTACCTGGATTGCCTGATAATATTTTCCAATCAATATTTTCAGGATTTTCTTTAAGAAGTTCAATTGCACTTGGATTGCCTGATAAATTATGCCAATTTATCATTTTAGGATTGGCTCTAAGAAGTTCAATAGCATTTGGATTTGCAGATAAATTATACCAATTAATATATCGAGGATTTTCTTTTAATAACTCAATTGCATTTGGATTGCTTGAAAGATAAGTCCAATCAATCTTTTTAGGATTTGCTTTTAATAGTTCAATAGCATTTGGATTTTTTGATAGATAAGCCCAATTAACTTTTTGAATATTATTTTTCAATAATTCTAAATCATTTGAATAAGTTGATAAATTATCCATAAAAGTATATGTACCATTCGAAATAAGAGAATTTAAAAATTCCTTATTTGAAAATGCTTTTGTATTTTTATTCATCATTAAGTAAAAATTATCTATTTTTTCAATATTTTGAGATAATATATGGATTGCAATTGGGTTAGGATTTAACGATAATGCAGACCAATCTAAATTGACAGGGTCGATCCAATTCAAAAGTCCTGGATATTCCATGATATGAAAAAAATAAATTTAAAGACAAATCATTTTTTATTTTTTTTTGTTTATTCCTCGTCAAAATAACATTTATAAACTTCTTCTTCCCCATATTCTTGCATTAGTCTTAACATTCTTTTAGGATGTATAGCTTTTTGAATTATTTCTTCTCCTAAATTTTTAAAGTTTTTTTTAATAAGATCATAATCATAAGTAAATATTGATGGGTTTTGTGATAAACTATACCAATCGATCATATCAATATTATTTTCAATTAAATTAATTGCATTTATATTTGATGATATTACTTTATAATAAATATTTTCTTTATTTTTTTCTAATAATTGAATTGCATTTGGATTTAAACATAATACATACCAATTAATTTTATGAGGATTAGATTGAAGTAATTCAATTGCATTTGGATTATTAGATAATAAGTCCCAATCAATTTTTTGAAGATTATTTTTAAGTATATGAATTGCATTCTTATTTAATGATAAATTCATCCAAACAATCTTATCAGGATTAGCTTCAAGAATTTCAATAGCATTTGGATTTTCAGATAATTCTTCCCAATCAATTTTATCAAGATTTTCTTTAATTAGTTCAATAGCATTATGATTGTATGATAATGCATTCCAATTAATTTTTTCTTGGTTTGCTGTGAGTAATTTAATTGCATTTGGATTTTTTGATAATAAATTCCAATTAATTTTTTCAGGATTAGCTTCTAATAACTCAATTGCATTTGGATTATATGAAAGAAAATTCCAATTAATTTTTTCAGGATTAGCTTTAATAATATCAATGCCATTGGGATTAAGACATAACGTATTCCAATTAATTTTATATTTATTAGCTTTAATTAATTCAATAGCATTAGGATTCGATGATAAATAATACCAAGACAACTTTTTGATATCAATATAATTTCTTAACTTAGTTTGTTTATACATCATTTTATATAGTTTAATTAAAAAAATCATATTTTTTAATTATTTAATGTCATATTTCCCTGACCCCAATTTGCTTTAATTTTATATAAATCAATGTTTGGATAATATTCAACAATTCTCATTATTCCGGTTGAATAATAATCACTTGGTCCAGTATAATTCCAATCATCATAATTATCTAATACTATATTATTACGATCATTGTTAAATATATAATCTTCTATATCAGTATATTGATATTTAATTGTTAATAAATTATTGTCATCTTTATTTTTATATTTTAATAAATAATCTTTATTTTCATTTATTATTTTTTGAGAATATATACCAATACACATTGAAAATTTTTTATTAATTTTGATAGAAGATATATTTGTTAAATCAATTGATCTTAATTTATTATAAAAACCAGGACCTATTTTACATGTGTCATGTAAATACATATAATAATCGTCTTCATTATGATTATATAATTCTAGTAATCCTATAAATGCTGTTAAATCTATGCTATTATAATTACAAAAAATATAAGATATATTATGTTCTCTTATTTCAATATGATAATCATTTAAATGATAATATCCACCAATAAAAACAATAATAGGATATTCGTCAATATTGCCATATTTTTTTATACTTTCTAAAAGATGATCTAATGCAAGTTTAGATTTAACATGAGAGTTAATAATTATTTTCATTTATTATATTTAATAATATTTTTTAAGGCATTTTTTTCCAAAAAATTTGGAGGATTAAACAATATCTATGACAATATTCTCGAATATAATCTCTATTTATACAACTTATTTCAACATTTGCCATTTTTTCTAACATTTTTGTAGATTTTTTATCATATTCGTTAAAAAATAACTTCCATTTATTATGATTTATGGTATTTATGGTATTCATGATAAATAATTTAATTTATTTATTTTATAAATCATTTTTAAAAAATGACATATTTTATTGTTATAAATATTAAAATGATTAGATATATCTTATTGATTTTATTAGCAGTTTCATGCGATTCATCGCAAATGCAACCATTGAAATTAAAAAAGGTTGAGAGATTACCAACTATTCAAAGACATAATTCATTTGTTTTAACAAATGATGAAGTTGATAAGTCAATTTTAATTTCAACATATATTATTTGTATGACAAAAATGTTTTCTTTATATTTAATAAAAAATTATTTAAAAAAATGATTTAATAAATATTAATTTTTTTCATAGACTTAAATGTTTAAATATACACGATTTGATTTTATTAATCAAACAAAGAAATCAAAATTATTAAAAATAATAATAAATATAATAATTATTAGCTGTATTTTACTTATATTATATTTTAATATACATACAAAAGATGATGTTAAAATTATATCATCTAATTCAAGACGAATTATTAATACATTAAATAATTATACTGAAACGATGAGTGATTTTATGGTTTCAAATATAGATTCGAATGATATTAATGAATTAAATGATATTAAAAATATTAGATTGTCAATTGATTATTTTAAAGAAATAAAAGAAAAAGAACTTAAAGAAGTACAAGAATTAAAAATTAAACAAGAAAAACTTAAATTTGATATTGAAGAAAAAGAAAAGAAAAAAATAATAAAAGAAAAAGCAATCAATTTAATCAAATCTTATATTCCTAATTATAATTCATTAATTAATTTGATTTCATCACATGAAGAAATTAAAGGATATTCTAATGATTTTAATTGTTTAAAAAGAATTATTAAAATCAATAATGAAGAATTATTCAATAAGTTGATTAATATTGACTATGATAAATTAGAAGTATCATTTAATTATTTAGATAAAAATGAAGAATATTATAATAATACTAATAATATCATAAAAACACATTTATATACAGATTACGATGAAAACAATAACTATTATGATTATTCACATTATATTCATAAAAATTATAAAGAAAATATAATTAAAAATCCAATTTATCAAATCATTAAAAATAATCTGGAAATTGATTATAGTTATACTGAACCAAATTTAACAGACGAATATAATAATAAATCGAAATATTTTCAACAAAGCTTAAATGATTTTTCAAATGTTTATAATAGTTATTATATTAATAGTTATTTTATTAATAATAATTATAAATATTATGAAAATTATGAAAATGATACATATTATTTATATTATAAATTAGATGGTTATTATAATGGATATACTAGTACAAAATTTATTGAATTTCTAGTTGAAAATAAAATATTAATTAATAATCCAAATTCTCATGAAATTTACAATAAACATCCATATAAATTTATATGTAATATACCTTCTAAAACTATAAATAATAAACCATTAATTAAAATAAATAATGATTATTCATTCTCTAGATTTAATAATTATTGTTGTGGTAATTGGGGGTGTTATTCATGTGGATCAACACGGTTAATAAATAAAAATAATATTATAGATGCTATTGATTATAATAATCAACATATAATTTATGATTATAATAAAGATATAGTATATGATTCTAGTGTTTTTGGAACAACTAGAATACATAATTATAACTCATATGTATTTGAATTAGAAAAACATAAAGGTTCAAGAATGGTAAAACATAATTTAACAAATAATATGATTTATTATTATCGCCCACATAAAGAATTAGAAATTGAAAATAATTATTTTATAGAAAATGTATTTATCGATTTTCCTTTGATAAGCATTTATGATGAATATGAATATATAAAACTAGTAATAGCAAATATTACTGATATATATAATTTACCAATTATTCCTCCTATTAAATTTATATAATCAATAATAATAATCAATGGTTTCATTTTTTTCATTATCAAAAATTTTATTTTTTATAAATTTATGTGGTGGATTTATCACACCACCTCCTCTAAATAATTTATATATGCCTATTAAATTGCGTAATAACGATCCAATTAAAATGAATTTATTTAACAAAAATATAACATTTGATATTGTTCCATTTTTTGATAATTTAGATAATAAATCTTTAAAAAATATGACGCATATAAACCAGCAATTGATATAGCTTGTATTACAATGTATTCATATTTATTGTCGCATTTTACGAATATATTTTATCCACAATCATTTGTTTATGCATATTTATTATATAGTTCAACATTATTTTTAATATCAAATTTAAGAGAAAAATAAAATTATTCTTCATCAAAATAAGTAAAGTAAACATATTCTTCTCCATATTCTTGCATTAATTTCAACATTTTTTTAGGATGTAGAGCTTTTTCAATAATTTCTTCATTTAATTTTTTATTTTTTTCTTTAATTAATTCATAATCATAAGTAAATATTGATGGATTTTTAGATAAATTATACCAATAAATTTTATCTTGGTTTTCTTCTAATAAATGAATTGCATTAGGATTCTTAGATAATCTATCCCAATCTATTTTATCTTTATTATTTTCAAGTAATTTAATAGCATTGGGATTAGTTGATAATAAATCCCAATTAATTTTATCAGGATTGGCTTCTAGTAATTTAATAGCATTTGGATTAATAGAAAGTATACACCAATTGATTTTTTCAGGATTTGATTTAAGGACATTAATAGCATTAGGATTTTCAGATAAATACCACCAATCAATATTATTTACATTTTTTCGAATTATATGCATAGCATTAGCATTTTGCGATAACATATTCCAATTAATTTTATCTAAATTATTTTCAATTATATTAATAGCATTAGAATTTTTAGATAAATAATTCCATTCAATTTTATCTAAATTATTTTTAATAATATCAATAGCACATGGATTAGCTGATATTTTTTCCCAATTTATTTTATTAATATTATTTTTAAGAAAATCTATATTATTTGAATAATATGAAACAAGATCCCAATTAATATCAATAGGATAATTTAAATATATATAATATGAATTTGGATTAAATGGCAAATAATTTGAATCAATAAATAATGGATTTTCTTGAAGAAAAATAAAAGCATTACTATTTAAATTTAATGATGATAAATTTAATTTTTCAGGATTAATCCATGATCTTAATTTTGTTTGAAGATATACCATTTTTAATGAATAAAAAAACAAAAAATCATTTTTTATTCATCAAAATAATATTTATAAATCTCATCTTCGCCATATTCTTTCATCAATCTTAACATTCTTTTAGGATGTAGAGCCTTTATTACAATTTCTTCATTTAAATATTTATTATTTTCTTTAATGAATTCATAGTTGTATGTTTCAATAAATATTGAAGGATTTAATGATAAACCATACCAATTAATTTTATCTTGATTTTTTTCTAATAAATGAATAGCATTTTCATTTCTTGATAATAAATTCCATTCAATTCTATCAATATTATTATTTAACAAATCAATGGCATATTTATTTTTTGATAATAAATACCAATTAATTTTAGAGGGATTTTCTTTTAATAAATTTAATATTTCTATATTTTCATTTAATGCAATAAGATTCCAATCAATTTTATCAAGATTATCTTTAATAATATCAATAGAATTTGGATTTGTTGATAAATAATGCCAATCAATTTTATTAGGATTTTCTTTTAAAAGTTCAATTGCATTTGGATTACTTGATAATAATTCCCAATTAATTTTTTCAGGATTTTCTTTTAGTAGTTCAATAGCATTTTCATTTAATGATAATAAATTCCAATCAATTTTATCAAGATTTTTTTTTAGAATATGAATCGCCTTTGAATTTTTTGATAAATTTTTCCAATTAATTTTATCAAAATTAGCTTCTATTAATTCAATAGCATAAGAATTTGAAGATAATGTAGACCAATTAATTTTTTTAGGATGATTTTTGAGAAAATCAATTGCATTAATATTTGCTGATATTTCAAACCATTTAATTTTATTAATATCAATCCATTTTCTTAATTTAGTTTGTTGATAAACCATTAATAATAATCATAAAAACAAAAAATCAATTTTTAATCCTCATCAAAATAGTATTTATAAATTTCATCTTCACCATTTTCTTCCATCAATCTTAGCATCCTTTTAGGATGAAGAGCTTTCATTATTATTTCTTCATTTAGTTCTTTTTTGGTTTCTTTAATTAATTCATAATCATATTCGAAAATAGAAGGATTTTGAAAAAAATTACTGAAACCAATAATATTCATAGATTTTATTGAATTATCATCAATTAATTGTATTATATTTTTATTATGTGCTAAACACCATCTATCAATATAACTGATGTTTTCTCTAAGTAGTTGAATAGCATTTGGATTAAGAGATAACATAGACCAATTAATTTTATTTTTATTTTTTTTAAGTAAATGAATTGCATTTTTATTCAATGATAAATTTTTCCAATAAATTTTATCAGGATTAGCTTCAAGTAATTGAATTGCATTATGATTCTGTGATAAAAGCATCCAGTTAATTTTATCTTGATTTGATTTGAGAAGTTCAATAGCATTTGGATTTAAAGACAAATAACTCCAATCAATTTTATCAGGATTTTCTTTTAAAAGTTTAATTGCGTCTGGATTACTATTTATACATAATAAATGCCATATGATTTTCTCAGGATTTTCTTTTAATAATTCAATTGCATTAGGATTTTCACATAATTGGACCCAGCTAACTTTATCTAAATTATTTTTTAATAAATGAATTGCATTTGGATTTCTTGATAATAAATGCCAATCAATTTTATTAGGATTAGATTCTAATAATTCAATTGCATTTGGATTACATGATAATGAAGACCATACAATCTTATCTGAATTTAATTTAAGATAATCGATGGCATTTGGATTACGTGATAAATAAAACCAATCAATAAAAGCTGGATTAATAAATTTTTTCAATTTACTATAACAAACCATTTTATATAATAAAAATAAAAAAACATCATTTTTTATAATTATTTAAAGAGTATTTTTATTATTATAAATAAATGGAAATTTTTGCAAGTAAAAATGAAAAATTAAAATACGAAAAAAATATATCATATATAGATTCAAGTCAACATTTATTTGATAGTTATAATAATTTAATTTTTTCAAATGATATAAGAATATTACAAAAATTATTTGAAAGATTTAAATTTTTTGAAAAAATAAAAGATTTACCCGGTGATATTGTTGAATTAGGTGTATTTAAAGGATCTGGTATTGGATTATGGTGTAAATTATTAGAATTATATAATACTTATAGTAATAAAAAAGTTATTGGTTTTGATTTTTTTGATGCTTCAAATAATGAAATAGAAAAATTCGACCAAGGTAAAACAATGCAGCATATATATAATAGAGTAAATCATAATGATTTATCAGTAGAAAGTGTAGAATCTAATTTAAAAAAAATTGAATTATCTTTCCCTAAATACATATTAGTTAAAGGAAATGTTATAAATACAACAAAAGAATTTGTAGAAAAAAATCCTGGATTAAGAATATCTTTATTATATATGGATTTAGATTTATCAGAACCTACTTATCATAGTTTATGTAATTTATGGGATTGTATTGTTCCTGGTGGTTATATTATATTTGATGAATATGATTATCATAAATTTGATGAGTGTATAGGTGTTGATAAATTTTTAAAAGAAAAAAATATTGATTATAATATAATTTCTACAAATATATTTGCCCCAACAGCTTATATGATAAAAAAATAAATTATTTTTCATTAAAAATAACAATTATAAATTTCATCGTCGCCATATTCTTGCATTAATTTCAACATTCTCTTAGGGTGTAAAGATTTAATATAAATTTCTTCATTTAGTTCTTTTTTTCTTTCTTTTATTAAATTATAGTCATACGTGAAAATAGCTGGATTTCTTGATATTTGATTCCAATCAACTTTATCAGGATTAGCTTCTAATAATTCAATGGCATTTTCGTTTTTTGATAAATTACTCCAAATAATTTTATTAAAATTTTTTATAAGAAAATCAATTGCAATTGGATTATATGATAAATAATACCAGTTAATTTTATTAAAATTTGATTCTAGTAATTTTATTGCTTCTGGGCTTTCATTTAAACACAATTGATTCCAATTAATTTTATCAATATTTTCTTTAAGTAATTCAATAGCATTTGGATTTTCAGATAATTCATACCAATCTATTTTATCAAAATGATCGTTAAGAATTTCAATTCCATTTGGATTACTTGACAATAAAGACCAATTAATTTTATGAATATTATTTTTAAGTATATGAATTGCATTTTTATTTAAAGATAAGAATTTCCAATAGATTTTGTCTTGATTAGATTCAATTAATTTAATAGCATTATGATTTTCAGATATATAATTCCAATCTATTTTTTCTATATTTTCTTCAAGAATTTTAATAGCATTAGGATTGGCTGATAATATTTTCCAATTTATTTTATCAAGGTTATCTGCTAATAATTCAATAGCATTAGGATTTTCAGATAATTCAAACCATTCAATATTATGAATATTTTCTTTAAGTAATTCAATAGCATTTGGATTTAATGATAATTGTTTCCAATCAATTATTTCAGGATTTTCTCTAAGAAATTTAATAGCATTTGAATTTCTAGATAAAAACCATCCATTAAGTTTATTTTTATTTATCCATTTTCTCAATATCATTTAATAAATATATGAAATAAATATTCAATTTTTATATAAAGTTGTAAGATAACTACCAATAATATATCCAAATGTATTTAAAAATATATCTTCAACTCTACCACATATTAAACTATTACAATAGTTAAAAATATGTTTAAATGATATATGTTCTATAGTTTCCCATAAAATACTGATAATTATTATAAGTATATAATTATTAGGCATTAATAACCCAATGATTATATATAATAATAAATGAAGTAAATGCCAATAATCAATACAACAACCAAATAATATACCACTTTTTACTTTTTTATTATTATTACCAAATTTTATTAAACATTCTTTATTGGCATTAGTATTAGTATTATTTATATTCCATCCGATAATTATTATTATTCCACAAAATATTAAAAAACCTAATCCTAATTTAGGATTTTGTATTTTAAAAATATAAATAATAATTATTAATAAAATATATAATAACACCAATAAATTTAATGATGTCATATATCTATTTTTTATATAGTAAATAAAACATTTTTCAATGTTAGTATATCAAATTCATATACATTGCTTTGAATTATAAGAAAAGGTGCTATTTTTTTGCGAAATGCTTCTTTTAAAATATCTTTATAGTTTTTTTCATAAAAACCAATACCATATGCTGATAAATAATCGGGTTCATAATAATATTTAACTCCTTTATTATCAACATAACGAAGATATAACCAATAAAGAGTATATTCAGTCCAAGATACTTTTGTCATTTCTTGAAATAAATTTTGAGTTGTTTTATGTTTTATAAGTAAATATTTACACATATTATTTACAACAGATGTTATAAATATTTCAGGAGTTATTGATAATGTATTTTTTAATTTAGAAATATTAGTTTTTTTATTAAGTTTTAAGAGATTTCTCGAAGCTTCCCAAACATGTGGTTGACTATAAATGTCTTTTTCAGCATTATATTTAATTTTATTATTTATGAAAATATCATTATAACCAAATGATTTTATGCTAATTATATCATCATCTAAAATTAAATATAAATCAGTTTTAATATATTTTGAAATTAATAATTTTAATAACATTTGTTTACGATGGCTTGTGAAATTATATTTAGGCGATATAAGAATGTCATCTGTTATAATTTTTGTTTTTACATCTTTAATATATTTATATAGTAATGATTCAAAATAATGTTTTTCATCTTTTTGAACTATAAAATAGATACAATCAATATCTTCTTTAATTAAATTTTTTTCGTGAGTTTTCCAAGAAATTTCAAAAAACCTTTTTATATTGTCATGATTCTTTGTGGGCTTACGCTTATCAATACCATTTCTAGACCAAAAATATGTATATTTCTTTATAGGTAATACAATAGAATATTTATTATCAATACTTTCACTTTTCATTATATATAAAAAATAAAAGAATAAAATCATTAAAATGAATGACGAGGATCAATTAAACTTTATTAATAATAAAATAGAAAGTTCAATATTAATTGGCAATCCAGGTTGTGGAAAAACAAAAACAATTATTGATTTTTGTATAAAAAAATTTAATAGTTCAACCGAATTTTTAATATTAACTTTTTCAAAAAAAGCACAAACTGATTTAATCACAAAAGGTAAATTGAGTTCGCCTATATTTAATATGTATAATATTAAAACAATACATTCACTAGCATCAGTAATTTTAAAAAAAATATTAAATAAAAACAGTGAAAATATTAATACAGTTATTTTATCGACTTTTAAAGTAATATTAAATAAAGATATTAGTGTTGTTTCTTGTTTAAAGAAATGTAAATGTATTATTATTGATGAAGCACAAGATATTAATGAAAATCAATATAATCTTATTAAATTAATTACTGATAAATTAAATATACCATTAATATTGGTAGGCGATCCTAATCAAAATATATATCAATTTCAAGGAGGATCTGATAAATTTTTATTAAATCATTCAAATAATAAATATATATTAACTAATAATTATAGATCTACAAATCAAATTATTAATTTTTGTAATTATTTAAGACCTCATAATGATTTACCACTAATGGTATGTAAAACAGATAAAAATAATAATAAACCATTAATATATATAAATTCGTTGGATAATATTAAAGAACATATCTTAAATGAAATTAATAAATCTGATTGTAAATTACATGAAATAGCAATTATAGGTCCAGTTAAACTTTCGAAGAATGATTCAAGTATTGGATTACAATTAATATGTAATTTGCTATATGAGAATAATATAAAATTTATTAAATATTTTAAGGATGATAATAATATTAATTTTGATAATAATGAAAAAATTGAAGTAAAAGAAAATCATGTAAATATTTTAACTTGTCATAGTTCAAAAGGACTGGAATTTAAAAAAGTATTAGTTATTAATTATCATTTAAGTACATTTAGTAGAAGACCGACTAAAACTGATTACAATATTTTTAAATATTTATGGTATGTTGCATTCACAAGAGCAATTGAAACACTTATTATATATACACAAAAATACAATGAAAATAATAAAAAATATATATTTTCAGCGATTGAAGATGTTCCAAAAGATTGTTATGATATAATAGGTAATTTAAATATATCTCATCATTTTGAACCTGAAAATAATAATATACAACTTCACTTTCCAATTGTAGATACAATAAATAACAATAAGTATTTTAATGAAAATAATTTATATAAATTTGAGACATCATTTAAATATGATATAGTTGAAACAAAATTATTTGATATTAATGATGATGAAATAAATAAAATAGAGGATTTTTATAATTATTCAAAATTATATGGTAAATACTTTGAAGAATTGTTTACTTTTTATTGGTTTAAAAATAATAAAACAATACAAGATTATATTAATTATAAAATTAATTTATTAGAAAATATTATTGCAATAAGCACAAAAGAAGAAGAAGAAAAATATAGTAAAGCTATTACTTTATTAAAAAAACACGGAATTATTTCTAGTGATAATAAATTAGATTTATTTAATATTGACAAAAATAAATTAACAAAAGAAGAAAATGAATTTATTATTTATTGCAGAAATAAAATATTAGATCCTTCTAAAACAATAATTATATTATTTACTAAACATATATGTGAATACGATAAGCTTAAATTAATTAATTATTATGAAAGTTTATTAAATAATGTTGAACCTGAAAAAATATTATTTGATATTATAATTTATTTCTATCAAGTTGAAAATGAATGTTTAAGATTATTGAATTTTGATTTTAGTAATCATTATAATTCAATTAAAGACTATTTTATTAAAATTAATATTTTAACATTTGATAAACCAAAATATAAATTTCAAATACGTAATTTTCATGATTATATTCCTTTAAGTGGTATAATAGATATATTAGATAATGATGAAACTATAATAGAGCTAAAATTTTCAAATAATATTAATATGCAAAATATACTACAAGTATTACTATATAATAATAATTACTTTTTCAAAAAAAATATGGAAATTTATAATTTAAAAAAAGGAATTAAATATACAATAAAATTTAATTATGATTTATGGGATTTTAATTGTTTTTTATGTGATGTACTTAATATTAAAATGAATAACAATATATTTATATTAGATATTGAAACAAATACAATTAATAGTGATGATGATTTTACAAGACCAGATAATACAGAAATTATAGATAGATATATACATGAATACAATTTTAATTCAATAATTTCAGATGGATTAATTAAAAATAAAAATAAATTAACAACATCTCATATAAATCATATTTATGAAAAGGATTTATTGAATGCTGACGAAAATTATTCAATATTTAATGATGATATAAATAAAATATTTAAATATTGTAATAATCCTATATTTATAGCACACAATGGTAAAAGATTTGATTTTCCAATATTAGAATATCATAATATTTTAAATAAATTTATTAATAATTATAAAATTATAGATACATTATATTTATTTAGATTACAAATCGAAAATAATGTATCAAATAAATTAATAGATTTACATAATGCAATTTGTAAAAAAGATAGTATACAATTACATAGAGCAAAAGAAGATGTTATTTTATTGGTAGATATTTTTAATAGTTTAAATTACAAAACTAATGATTTTTTATATATATAAAAAATCATAAATTACATAATCTGATCTACCCATTCATTAATTGTATTTTCTTCATAACCGCGCGATTTTAGTTCATTTTCAACCAATTCTTTGTGTTTTTCAACAGTATATTTATTTTTTGATTCTAGATCATTCTTAATTATAATGATTATATTCCCAATTTGCTGATTATCACTAATTTTTATTTCAACTAGATCAGTGAATCCATTCAGAGAATTTACTAATCTAGATAGACGACCTGTAAAACATTTACATTCACTATCTTCCATTTCAATATTAAGAATTGCTTTTATTTCATTTTTATTTTCATTCGATTCAATAATTTCCCAAACATTTAATAGTAATTCTTTAAATGTAATTAGAAGAACCGAATGATAATCTTTATCACTGTAATATTCCATTATTAGATTTTTTGTTTTTTCTGTTAAAATTTCATCATTAATAATTTGCGTAATGATAGTTGTTTCATTATTAATGAGACTATTATTCATAATATTTGAGATTGAATTTGAAACAGATTCTTGTATTGAGTGATTATGTATATTTTGTCTATCATTATATATATGCATATATGTACCAATATTTGTTAATCGATTAAGATAACGATTAACTTGTGGTGAAATATATACAATTTCATTATCATAATATGTGAAAGTGCGTAATCTACGACAATTAATAATTTCATTTGGAATATGTCTGATGTTATTAGAAACAATATTTAAATTTTCTAATTTTGTCAATTTTCCAATTGTTTTAGGTAAATTAATAATTTCATTACCAGCCAAATTAAGAAATTGTAAACTGGTTAAATTTTCAATATCATCACATATTTCTCTGATATAATTTTTAATGCAAATTAATATATTTAAATTACTCATTTTGTAAATTTCAGGTGGAATATATTTAAAATCATTTCGTGAAATATTCAATGTTTTAAGTGATGTTAATAATTGAAATGATTCTGTTAAAACAGATAAATTATTTTGAAATAATATAAGCGATTCTAACTTAGTTAAATTATAAATTTCAGGTGGAATATAATATAAATTATTACAAGATAAATCTAATGTACGTAAATTAGGTAAATAGCAAATATTGGCAGGTATTTCTTCAATAAAATTTTCAGCAATATTTATATATTCCAAATTCACTAATTCTTCAATTGTAGGTTGTATTTTTGTAATATTATTATTTTTTAGATTAAGAAAATTGAGTTTTGTTAAATATTTAATATCAGAATGTACTGTATAAATATAATTATACGATATATTTAAACTGGTTAAGTTTGATAATGATTTAATAGATGATGGTATTTTTTGAATATTATTATATGGTAAAAATAAGTCATCGACTATATCAGTATTTTTAAATAAATAAAATGGAATATTATTATAAATACTATTATTTTTTTTATTTTCCATAAAAATATAAAAAAATAATTGGATCATTTTTTTATATATTATTTTATTCTTCGTGAATTACATATAAATGTTCTTTATAAATATATTCCATTTTTTTTTCTAATTGATATGCTTCAATTGGTGATATATCAGGAATGCTATTAATCATTTCTCTAATTGATTTTTGAGGTTTAATTATTTCATTATAAACAATAAATTCATATTTATGACTCATGAATAGACATCCAAATCCAAGATAATCAAGAAAAATAGTCTCCATAATAATTTAATGACAAAAATGAATTCATTTTTTTATTATTCTTCATATATTGTTGATAAATTATTTTTATAAATCAATTTATTCTTTTTTCTTTTGATTACTTTCATTTCAACTTCATTTTTTTTAGTTTCTTTTGGAATATTATGGTTTTTCTTTTTCCTATAATGGTTTGTTGCAAAACAAGAAGAAAACAAGAAACTTATATATTCGTTCATATTATTAAATACTTTTGAAAAAAAGTTGAAAAGATAATAAGTGTAAATAACATGAAAATATTATATACAATTAATATATAAAATATTTTAAAGATATCTTGAATTATGTCTTTCATTATTATAAAAAAATTTGAAAATATTTAAATCATTTTTTAAAAAAAATTGATTATTCATTTTATACTAAATTGATACAAATGGACTTTTACATTAGTCTGATTGTCGGTGTGTCGCAAGCGTTTATCTTTAACCCAGCAGACAAAGCAATCTACAAATCAATCATTGACAATACTCCGATTATGGCTTCTTCGAACTGGAAAAAGCCCTTTGCTGGTTCTACCAACAATATTTATAGTCGGATTATTACAAGTGGCTTGTATTTCTATCTTATCGATCATACAAAGACTTATAACACAGTTCAAGCATCTTTCTTGATTAGTTTGACAACATCAACAATCTTGAATCCTTTGAACGTGATTAAATACAAGTCATATGGTGAAAATTTATCAACATATCAAGCATTTATTCAGACTTACAATCGTTATGGATTGAAATTCGTAAAGATTGGACTCGGAAGTCTTATTATGCGCGATTTCGTCTTCAATATGGTTTATTTAAACCTTAAAAAAGACAACAATGATATGATCTATAATTGCGCTGTTATTTGTGGAGCAAGCGTAATTTCATCACCGTTTCATTATATTCGCAATATGAAATATAATAACGATGATTCGATCTATACAATTCTTTCGCGATTCAAGAATAATATTAAAGTTATGAATAACAAGTTCAATTATGTGATTAAACAACTTGGATTAGGTCATGGAACACTTAGAACAATTGCTGGTGTTTATGCAGGTCAAGTTATGTATTCAACTTTGAAAGAAATTGTAAAATAACAGACCATTATTATATATAAGAATTAGGTGTCATAATATAATTAATAATATTTTTAGTGGAAAAACGATGACAACTCTTGAAGAAATCATTAATGAAGTTTATGTCAAATATCAATCAGGGTCTAGTTTGAGTTATGCGAATGTTTTACTCGATGTACTTAAACAAAAACATATGTGGCCTGTTATTAAAGTAAAAAAATTCAAAAACAATAATAATCTATGTCTTCTTCATAATTCATACAAAAGGGATGATGTTGGTGAATTCCAGGAGTTATATGATAAATGCCGAAGTGTTGTTTTGGATTTTTCAAGAAGTATTGGAAATAATGTAGTAATTTCAATTAGTAATAGTATTCCAATTCGTTCTACTATTCAAAATTATACAACAAGTATTTATGAACCAACTGATAAATGTTTTATGGCATTAGATGGTACATTAATTACTGTTTATTATCATGAAGGTATTTTGCATTTTGGAAGTTCTAGTTGTCCTGATATTAATTCATCTAAATTTTCACATAAAAATAAAACACATGGAATGATGTTTGATGAAGCATTATATGAAATTTATAAGAGTAATGTTGATATTACTGATCCTAATATTTCATTAATTTTGAGAAATTTATTTGCAACACAAAATTTAAATCCTCTATACTCATATGATTTTGTTCTAGTACATCATGAAAATAAACATATTATTGATTATTCATCACTTATGGGTGAAAATTATAAGTTTTTATTTCATATTAATACTAAAAATCGCACAACATTAATTGAAGAGAATATTGATAGTCAACCGCTTATTAATAATGGTATTAAATATCCAGTATTATATTCTACACCACAAGAAGCAATTGCTTCGATTAATTATGAAAATAATTATGGGATTATTGTAAAAAAACATGATAAATTATATAAAATTAGTAATGATGAAATTCTTCATAAAGAAGATGTAAATGCATATAATCACAACAAATGGTATAATATTCTATATATTTATATGCTTCAAAAACAAAATTATAATATTAATGAGTTTATTAGAGAATTTTATAACCCAGATGATTTTCCAGTAAACACATATAATACCATTAATGATATTTTTTATGTAATTAAACAAGTTATGTATAACCTTTATATTTCAACTACAAAATATTATCCAAAATATAATCGTTTTAAGACAGATCTTAATATGGATAGAACTCTAAATCCTCTTATTAGATTTCATCTAGCACAACTAAGACATCAACAAACGACTTTATATAAAAAGAAAATTATTACAGAACAAAATGTATTTTCTTATTTATGTCATTCAAATAATATTAAAAATATCCAAAAACTAATTAAACACTTTGCTACAACAAATATTTATAATATTACACCTGAAATTCTAAATGATTTTACTATTTTATCAAACCTTCTTGAAGATAACCCATCTGTTTAGGAAACTAAACTTTTGAGATAATTCATTATCTTCAAATTCTTCTAATGACTTCTTATGATCGGGAATTCTCCAAGCTTCATATAAATTATATTTATTTTTATATATTTCATTACTATCTTCTTTTTCAAAATCTTTCTTTATTTTTTCATAAGTTGTTGAAAACAACTCTGTTTCTTCCAATTCTAAATTAAACTCTTTTGCTTTCTTAACAAGAAAGTTAAAATCAACTAAGAATTCTGTAATTAATTTTTGAGTATTTTCAATGAAAACATCAATTTTCTTATTATAAAACTCTTCATCCTTATATTTTTTAATAATAGCCCATACTGGAACACTATATTCATCGAATACTTTACGACCTTCAATAATTCCACTTTTTTTCTTCTTACTTAGTTTTGCTTCAACACTAGAACCATCCATAAAAGTTGCAAAGAATAATCCATCTTTTTGTAAATTATCACTAACATTTGCTAAAAACTGATTTAATTTATTTTCTGATTCAAAGAAATAATGAATTGCAAACATACATGAAATAGCATTAAATTTATCTTTTGCTTTTCCTACTAATGATCGTTCATATAATTGTAAATTTTTCTTATTTTCAATAGGATTCATAACTAATTTCAATAATTCTTTACTTTCAGGATCAATTGCTGCTTCACCTGTCTTAATATTCATAGTACAATCTCCAACTGCAAATGCCATATCTAATAATGAAAAATTTTTGCCCTTATTTTGATTATAATTCAATTGTTTGCGATGCTCGTTAATTAATTTAGCATAAGAACCTTTCGGAGAATAAATATTATTTTTAACTAAATCAATACCTAATATAAATTGATATTTTGAATATTTCCAATTTGTTAAATCACCTGCTTGTCCGCAAGCCATTTCAAGTAATGTACCTCTTGTTAGTTGATTTTTATAAGGAGTTTTAAATAAAGCTGGTTTATTATATAAATGACTTTTAATTAACATATGTAATAATAACATTCCATTTGAGATTTTATTAAAAGGCACACTGCGTTCATAATAAATATCATCAGTTTCCAATACATTATCTTCGACAATAACGTCATCAATTTTATCTCCATTACCAATAATAGTTTCTGCTGATATCATATTATGAATAGTATCCCAAGTATCTAATGCAACTTGTAAACTATTTGCTGTTTTATCATAAATACCTTTGTTATAAATACGTGTTTTGTCAGTTCTTAATCTGATCGGGATCCATGATTTTTCAACAATATCATATCTAAATTCAACAATAGTATTTGTTTCAATTTTATCATTATTTTCTGCTCTTACTTCATTGTTTGAATCAATAAGAATATAAGCAAATTCATTATCAGTAAAATAATATTTATTTGGAACGAATAATTTAAATACTGATTTTTCTGTACTATCTAAATATTCATTTAAAGCAGTTAAATTATTATATTTATAACGAATATTTAAAACATTTTTAATAGAATAATCATTTAACATATTTTTATCAGAAACATATAAACCAAATTTGCGATATCTTAATCCATTTTTCTTAACATCATTTATATATTTAATTAAGAAATCCACAGTGTTTTGTTCGGGAGGTTTCCATTTAAAAACACTATTCCATGTCATATCAATTTTAAGATCAACTGGCATAGACGGATAATAAGAATATACGGCTAATTTTGCAGGTGTAAATATGAGACCGTCTATATCATATGGAAATTTAGTAGGATTATTCATAATTTCTTTACTATCATTGAAAATATCACCCGAATATTTATGTTTTTTTACCATAAAGTCAATAGAACTTTTAGATGTATCAAGTAATTTAGTAAGTTTCAGCATTTCAGCATATCTATTTTTATTTTTATCATCCATCAAAGGATATGATGTTAATTTTTCTCCATTTAGAAAATAAATATCGAAAGCAGCAAATAAATTTCTTTTAATTTTGTCAATTCGCTTATTACAATGAATATATTCACCATCTATAATTGAATTATGTGCTCCTTTTTTAGCGGTTATTCCTGTTCCTTCTACTCTTTTTGAACTATCAATTGAATATACGATTCCGTTATTATCAATATATAATAGAATACGTTCACCATCTGCTTTTTCAGTGACAGTATAACCTCTGCGAATACTAACTACCCCATAATTATCAGGGTTTGCCAAATTAATTTTCTTTAACGCAACAGGTTTTGGTGTAAGTAAATATACATTAGTATCATCTTCTTTTCTTGTTTTAATATCAACTAGTTTACGATAATCTTCTAATACATTTGCTTGTTGTTTTTTAGTTAAAACTACTTTTGATAAAAATAATGCTTGTATAACTTTAATAATACCTTCTAAGATAGATTCTGATTTCACAACTTTTAATTCAAATTCATAATAAGTATTTATAAATTTACATTTTTTAATTGAAGTATATTTATTAGGATTATCTTTAATAATTCTCCCGATTGCAATAATACCATCTGCAATTTCGTATTGATATTCTTTAATTAGTTTAAAATCTTTAATTTCATCATCCCATTTTACTGGTTCGTCTTCTTCTGTTTTTTCTTGTATATACATTTCCAAATTAACATCAAACAAATCATTAATTTTTTCTGTATCATTTGGCAATATTTTATTCCATGAATATTCAGTTAATTTATAATTATTGCTATTTGAATATAATAATATATTTTTCATTTTATTAATTGTTAAAATCAAACCATCATCGTTCTGAATTTTTAAATATTCTTCATTAAAAATTTCAGTATAATTAAAATTAAGAGAATGAATAAAATTATTAAATTCTACTTCACTCCAACCTCCGTTATCATTTATAATTTTAATCATAAAGTCATTTTTATCAGTTAATAGAGATTCCATTTTTTGTATTGAAGTAAATATAACTTCATCTTTTGAAATTTCCATAATTTTATCTAATTTATATATATAAATAAATCAATTTTTTATATAAATAAAAAAATTGAAATATTTATATCGAAATATATATATAGATTATAATGACAACCGA